AGCTAAAAACTGAAGAGCATCCACATCAGCCACTGATGTTCTGAACCCTGTATTATACAAAGAAATCAAAGCGCCAGTGTTAGAATCAGTAAGCGATTGAACAATTAAATATGTATTCTGCACGAGATGAGCGCCAAAAACGATTAACTCACCACTGGTTCCGTTTTCGTTAGTATCACTACCTATATCAACACCAACGCCAAAGTTGTTGGCGCTGTAAGCTAAATTAGTACCGTTTTTTAAACGGTTCATTCTATAATCGTTGCTTCCGCTATCATAGCTGCTTCCACCGTCTGAGCTAGTTCTAACATCAAGAGATACGTTATCATTAACAGGAACAATATTTGAAAACACAAACCGATAAGCATCATATTTACTGCTGTCAAAGCCTGTAAAATTAACAGTAGCTGCATTACTAATATCAGTAGAAGCAATAAACTCCATACCCCCCCCACCACCCGCAGCCGCCCAAGATATATCTGTGCCATCAGAGGTAAGGACAGTACCAGCACCACCCTTAGCTAGTCTAGCAGTCTCCCCACTAGCATTACCATAAAGGATAGAACCCCTAGTAATGGCATCAAGTTGGCTAAGTTCACTAGCAGAGGCAGTCATACTTGCGTCTAAGGTAATAACATCTACCCAACCATCGTTAGCCTCATTACGGATCTTAAGAATGTTAGTGTCAGTCTCATACCACCGCTGATTAGCATAGGTAGTAGAAGGTTCTGTATCACCAGAAGAGTTAGATGCTAGTGCTAAGATAGCATCGTTTATATCTGTCCTAGTGGCTGGAAAACTTTGATTAGCAATATTAAAGTCGTGTTGGCTCATGTTCTGTGTCCTACTCTGGCTTTACAGGCCATGTTATTGTGTTCGGGAACCCTGATTGTTGTGGCACATTTAACAGATCAGTTCTATACTGTGACCACTCTGTCTGCTTGTCAGATGTAAGTTCTGCCCAACGTAAGGGGTTAGAGACCAAGGGGTCAACCTCTGTAAGTAACTTGTAGTCACGATCAGAACGAACCTGCGCTGCTGTTTCTTCGTCTAGTTCTGCCTGAGTGGGTGCAACGTAAGCTGTAAAATCTGTACCTATCAAAGACATTACCGTACCGTTATCAACAGTGTTGTCAGTATCTGAGGGGTCTAAGGTGTATGGTATCCACCCGTAATCAGGGTGATTGATTTCTACGTCAAAGCGAGTGTTGTCTGCGTTAAGAGACTGTGCGTAACGCACTTGTGTAATTGTAATACCCATCATGAAATCCTCACAAATGAAGTTGCTCTTTGGTTGAATCCACTGAATGCAGGGCCGACGTGCCCCATTGCCCTCCACGTTCCAGAAGGTGTTCCACTTGGAGAGATAATTATAGCATTACCAGCAGACCTAGACACACCAGCGTATTCCAGCGAGCTGCCGGAATATGTTGACCCGACACTTATGTAATCGCTTTGACCTGTTGATGTACGTGCAAGGAAAGCGTAAGTTCCTACGTCTCCTAAAGTGGTGCTAGGTGCAGCATAGTCTGCTATTTTAGTAGCAGAAACCTGCTTCATCGTGCCTTCATCATTTAAGACAAACTGATCTGCGTCTACAATAGTCACATCTGAGGCAGACGTATCACCGTCCATAATGTTTAACTCAGCCGCTGTACTGGTGACTATCGTACCAGTTATAGATAAAACATCCGTTTCAAGAGTGCCGTCTATATCTGCATTACCCGATATATCCAATGTTGCGGCATCCAGCTCACCTGACAGTGTAATGTTAGTGGCCCCTGTAATCGCTCCATCTAAAACCACAGCACCATTAATGTCTATTGTCGTTGCCGCAATTTGGATTTCAGTGTCTGCAACGATATCAAGCTGACCATCCGCACTAGAATTAATGTACAGACCCGTATCTCTAAACTGTATTTTATTATCCGTTGCTATAGTTGTAGTTTCAGCAATATTGACTATGTCTAAATTAGTGGTGCCATCAATATCCGCATCGCCCGATATGTCTAATGTAACCGCGTCCAACTCTCCCGTAGCTGTAATATTTCTAAAGCCCGTAATGTCTTTGTTGGCGTCAACAACAACCGCCTTACTAGCGGTTACCGTCCCCGCAGTAATGCCGTCCAATTCTGAAATACTAACAAGCGCAGTAAAGTCTGTAACCGCCGCACCTGATCCCGCACCGTCAGCTAAAATAATAGCTGATTTTCCAGCCATAATAGTAACATTTGCCCCAGCCCCCTGCGTAATAGACAGGCTTTGATTTGTGCTATTAAGGATCATATACATTCTAGCTTTGTCATTTTGCTCTAATGTAACCGTACAAGTCCCACCCGGAGTTCCAGTAAACTTTATCGCCTTGTAATGTCCGTTGGATAAAACAGCCGTAGTTGATAACGCCAAAGTGTAAGATGTACTGGACAAAGCAATAGAAACAAAACCGTTCGCAGCACGGTCTATGATATCAAAGTTGTTGTTGGTGCTGCTGCCCCACGAACCCGATTCATCCCCCGTGGTTATTTTCTTAATCGCGTTAGATGCGGTGTATGTAGCCATGACGGGACCTCAACTATAAATATGTTTGGACTATACCCCTGCCAAGCCGTTTAATCAACTACGCAGCGATGTTCGTCCAAGACGGGGTTTGTGACGGGGTTATAGACGAAAACCCAGAAGATTGCGAAGGCGTTATATTAGAGAAATTAGACGTTTGATTAGGCTCAATTCTAGACCAAACCAAAACATTTCCTACCTCCGCTGTACCAGACACACCTGTAACAGATACGGAATTATTAACCTTAGAGGTTATGGAACCAACAGACGCGGTAGATGAAACACCCGTAACTGAGACAGACTTATTAACTTCAACGCTAGGCGAACCCACAGAACCCGTAGCTGAAAGACCCGTGACAGATAGGTTGCTATTTGAGATAACTGAAGTAGTTCCAATGTTGCCCGTTCCCGCAACACCCGTGACAGAAATATTACTGTCTGCAATAATCGTTGTAGCTCCAACGCTGCCCGTTCCCGCAAAACCCGTGACAGAAATATCCGCAGAAGAGGTGGTTGTAGCAGTTCCAACGCTGCCCGTAGATGCAAGCCCCGTGACAGAAATATCTACATCACTTGTAGTGGAAATACTTCCTACCGAACCGGAGGCAGCAACACCTGTGGCAGATATGTCCGCAGAAGAGGTAGTGAAAACACTTCCTACTGAACCTGTGGCAGCGACGCCTGTGACAGAAATATCCGCGCCACTCGTAGTGGAGGCACTTCCTATTGCGCCTGTAGCAGCGATTCCTGTGACAGAAATAGTTTGCCCAACGCCCGTAGACACTGAACCGACAGAACCCGTTCCTGAAACGCCTGTGACAAAAAGATTTGACTCACTTACAATGGACGAAGAACCCACTGAACTTGAGGCGGCGATACCAGTAACGCCAACATCCAAGTCGGTAGAACCTGCCGCCCCTCCAACGGCGCTAATTCCAGAAACACCCGTGACTGATATATCTGCGGTGCTGGTAGTAGTGACAGAACCAACGCCACCTGTTCCTGCAACCCCTGTCGCAGTAACGTTTGCAAAGCCTGTGACGGTGGTAGAACCAACAGAACCCGTACCTGCAACACCCGTGACTGATATGTCAGCCGCACTTGTGGTGGTGCTGGAACCAACGCCGCATGTAGCCGAAACCCCAGTGACCGACACATCTGCCGCGCTTGTGGTAGAAACAGAACCAACAGAACCCGTACCTGCAACGCCCGTTGTAGTGACATTAGCAAAGCCCGTAACAGATACCGAGCCAACCCCGCCTGTAGCTCCAATACCTGTGACAGATATATCTGCCGCACTCGTAGTCGTTACAGAGCCAACCGCCCCCGTAGCTGAAATGCCCGTGACAGAAACTTCCGCAGAAATACTCGCGGAACTAGCAAGAGGGGCTACAGCAAGAGGGGAAAAACCAAGCATTAGATAGGCTCAACGGGCCATGTTACGTTTGCAGGAAACCCAGATTGCGTTGGCACATCACGCAGGGCTTGTCGATAGGTGCGCCACGCATCAGGCACATGGTCAGGCCAAACCTTGTCATCACAACGAGCAAGTAGCTCATCACGATATAATCTTACTACTTCCGCGGTATCGCCATCAAGCGGTAGATCAGTCATCATCATTATGGTTTTCCTTTGTTAAGGTAAATTGAAGATGAGGATAGAGCCACACCAAAAGCTCCAACTTCACTTACACCAATTTCTGTTAGTGATGCTGACGAAACAACTTTTCCGTAATTTTTACCAGCCGTTAATCCACTTACCGATGTATTAACTCCCCCTGCAACAGTAACTTTTCCAGTTGCACCGTTGGTAATATCCTCCTTAGCAATACCTACAAATTTTGGACTTTCTGGGTTATAGACATACGCATTTGTTTTGTCAGTAAATACAAGTCTACTGGTGTCAGGGTCATAAATAGTGGCTCTTTTGGAAGGGGCAGTGCCGAACGAAAATATGCTGCTTGCTGGTGCAAACTCTACAGCCGTAGCTGAAACTGTTACCTCTACAACAGAAGTAGAAGCACCATTATTATAAGTTAGGAATTGTTTACCGCCAGCTATAGTGAGATAAGAACCGCTACTATTATAACCTGCTATATCAAGTTGTACTGATGAAACGTCAGTTCCACTAATTGTAAGTATCCTATAGGTACTATCTTTTAGAGTAAGAAATATTTTGTTTAATGTTGGTATAAAAGTTGAATATGTAGTTCCTGAGTTGTTGTTGCCGCCAGCACTATGCACAGTTCCAGCAGTAACATTTGTTCCACTAATTGTTAGTACCGTACATAGTAAATCATATGCTGAATATCTCGGATAGACAGACAAAAATTTGTTTGCATTAGAGTCAAAAACAAGAGAACCGCCTGACGAAGCGCCAGCTACGCCAGTATAAGTTAGTTCCGTTCCAAAACTAATAGATGTTCCGCTTACCGTGCCAACTCTCGCCGCAGGATAGCTTCCATTGCCATTGTAAGTTACAAGAACTTTTTGTGCGTTGCTGTCGTATGCGATGCACAAGCTGTAACTTGTGGATGCGTTAAATAAAACAGGTGTTCCAAAAGAAATGCTTGTACCAGATACGGTTGCCACTACCGCATAGCTGTCGTTGTCAGAAACTTTTCTATAAACAATTACAATCTTCCCACTATTTGCGTCATAAGCGGGTGAAACGTAATATCCTGCTATACCCAAAGCTACAGCAGTTCCAAGTGAGATTTGACCATTTGAAATAGTGCCGACTCTGGCAGTTATATTATAACTTGCATCGTATAGAAAAAATACGACTTTATCATTTCCAGTGTCATAGACCGCTGAATATATTTCAGTTGCACCAAGATCAACTGCCGTTTGTAATTCTATCGATGCAGAAGAAATAGTACCGTTTGAATTAAAACCAACAATGTCCCCCGCTGTAATCGCGCCTGTCGCTGTAAATGTCGCCTCGCCGCCGCCACTAGCCGCTACAAATGATAAATCAGTACCATCAGATGTTAGGACTGTTCCCGCAGCACCTTTAGCCAACCGAGCGGTTTCGCTAGAAGCATTGCCATACAAGATGCTACCGCGAGTAATAGCATCAAGTTGATTCAATTCAGCCGCAGTGCTGGTTGTTGATGAAGCTGTAGCAAATCCCGCAAGGTCTCTAGCTTTGGTCATGTCTTACTCCTACTCAGGCTTTTGGGGCCATGAAATATTTTCGGGAAACCCATGTTGTGTAGGAACATCACGCAGGGCTTGTCGATAGTCCGTCCACTCTTTTGTAATTCGATCAGCCAGTGCATAGGCGTCACTTTCTACCAAAAGATTATTTCGTTTTGTACGGGCTTCTGCTGCGGTGCTCATTAGATTGCTGCCTTTGTAAGATAAATAGACGATGCGGAAAGTGCGGTGCCAACTATAGTTCCCGCGCCTTCACTTAAACTGCTGGATGTTGGAGTAACCCTATACGAAACTCCTGAAACCAAACCAGACTGTCCAGTGTTAATGCCCCCAATTATGGTGACTTTTCCGCTTGCACCATCGGAGATTGCTTCAGCAGCAAGACCTATCCAATTCGTCGGCACTGCGGGGTCATAAACAAGCGCCTTAGCTCTGTCACTGTCAGCATCATTCCAAAAGGCCATAACCATTTTATTTGAACCTGTGTCATAACAAGTTTCTATCGTGGTGCTCTGCGATGTACCTAAATCCTCAGCAATATTAATTTGTGGCATAGCATAATTGTCTGTACCAACTATTTTATAATTAGCTGTTTGAGCAGAACCATACAGGTACACGCTGCTTTCTATAATCTCATCTGTATCTGGATTGTAATCGTACTGTCTTCTGTACACGGATGAGTATCCTGCCCCAGAAATGTTGCTTTTCGTTGTCCCAAAGCTAAATGTGCTGCCAGATAAAGTCCCAACCACTGTGTTAAGACTATTTCCCTGAACGTAAGAAAAGAAAGTTTTATTTGCTGCTGGACTATAACAACATCTTGGATACGGATTGTTATTAGTGCTAACAAAAAAGACTGTTTGGGTACTCAGGCTTATGCTGGTGCCGCTAGTCGTAACAATTCTATAGTATATATCTCCGCTAGTGTTGTTAATTTGCCTCTTATAAATTAAAATTGTTTTATTGGCTGAAGTGTCATAAGTCAGATCAATACTTGCACCGCCTTCTATATAATCAGTGCTGTACTCAACAGTAGACCCCCAAGATATTGAAGTTCCACTTATAGCTCCTGCACTAATACGGCCATGATTGCTTGTACCGGTTCGCGCATAGACTATCGCATTTTGGTCTGGATCAAATATAGCTACTCCCAAGTGCGCTGCGCTCGGCTCCGAGTCAACCGTTACTTTCGATCCCAAAGACACTGATGTTCCACTGATTG